TTATACAGCACAAAAAGAAAAGGGGCAACAATGTGCCCCTTCTCCAATTGTTCCATGTGGAACAATTATGCGCCTTGCGATGCAAACACAGCGCGTGGGTTACTGAAGCCGAAGCTGTAACGCTCACGGGCCTTGTAACGCACGTTACCAGTGTTGAAGTCGCCTTCCATAGAAGTTGCGACAGGGCTTCGCTCGAAGTGCTTGAAGCCATCTGGCACATCGGTCTTAACAAACCAAGCATCAGTGTCCGTCAGGAAGTGGTTCACTGCATAGCCTTGCGGCAGCATGCCCATGTTCCTGATTGCGTTGATGTCGTTGTCAGCCGTACTTACTCGTCCGGGAGTTTCCAGAAGACGATCCGCCACAAACTGAAGCTGTGGAGGAACGACTAGCTTGACGCCTTGCAGAGCCAAGATCATGTTTCGATCATCTACAAAAGTAGAAATACTGATCAAAGCATCTTCCAGAGAAGTCTCGTTCAGATCTGAGTAAGCACTTGGTCGGTTTGAGAACGTACCACCACCAGCGAGGGGGTGTGCGTTTGAAACCAACTCAACACCGTCGCCGCCAGCGAAGCTAGAGTTGAACGCATTGTTCAACACGTTAGCAGCCTTGACTTGCTTGGTGTGTGCCATGCTGCGCGCAAGAGCCTTCGTATAACGAGCGCCTAAGCGGTCATACAAATTATCTTCAACAGCTTCCTCGGTCAACGCGAAAGCAAGCGCAACGGTTTCGTGTGTGTAACGAGCCGTGAACCCTTCGGATGCAGAGTCGTAACCGACACTTTGTCCTTCAGACTTATCACGAGCGTTACCAAAGCCGACGATCAGCACTTCTTCTTCAAACGCTCGGTCTGAAGATTCGGTGTCAAAGATCTCAGCGTGTTCATTCTCATAACGAGAATATTCCATGCCAAATAAAGCGTTGAGACCAGGCTCTAGCTCTTTGGCTAATTGTGCTCTTGAAATAGCCATTAGTTAGCCTCCTATGCTAAACCGGCGCCTTTTTGGCCGTAGATTGAGTTCTGAATAACAACGAGAACGTTGGTATTCGCCGTGGCAACATCTGAATTTTCTGGGTCGCCAGAAATATCAATAGCCTTAATTGGCAAGCCTGCTGTGGTTGCACCCGTGGTTACGTCTAGCTCAGCGCCAGATTTACCAGTTACAGTGCTTCCAGAACTGGTGTACACGATATCGAAGTTACCGAACAAGTCAGTAATCGGGAACGTATCATCAGCTTGGATTTCATACACAACATTCGGATCATCGATAATGAAAGCGATGATGTCCGAAGCATTAGTGCTTGCGGGATAGAAGTTGCTGAACACTTGTTCCTTGGTCGTAGGATCAGTGTATTGACAACCGTTGAACACACCAACGATAGGCACAGTGCCTCCGTCTGCGTGAACCTCTACCGTACCACCAGTAACCTGGGCAACCATATCTCCTTGGAAGATAGCGGTTCCATAGTTAGCAGCGATGCGATATCGGCTTTGTCCACCAGTATAGGGGGCACCGCCCACCATCCGGACTGGACGCATTCCAAAAGCGGCATCTTGGTTCGCCATTTGGGATCTCCGTTTTAGTTAAACACAATCAAAAATGAGGTCATTTCTTCCCTCGTCCAAAAGATACCTGCGTCTTTCTCTCGTTAGAGATTGGCATGGCAGGATGCTCATCCTTCATTAGATCGTTATCAACAGCATGCATCTGTTGGTCGGTCTGCCGAGCGAAATAAGCATTTCTTTCTTTAACGGTTTCCTCAGGAATCTTAGCAAGCATCAGCCCGCCAACACCCACAGTGCCGGTATGGTTGCCTTCGTCAATGACGGGCAAGTCATAACCTTCAATTTCGCTAGGACGTACAGGTTCGTACCCCTCACGGAATCTCATGTGAACATTGGTTTTGTCTGCTTCTCCACGGATGTGGGTCCGCAGCCACCGATACTGCATCCCAGGGGGCGCGTCAGGAGTTTCCAATGCTTGAGGCGGCTTCCATGGTTTACGCGCAGCTTTAGCCTCGCGGCTTCCGCTACTTCTTGGTGTTCTATTAGAACCCTTTATTTCGTCACTCATGATCTTTGCAGCCTCATTTTCTGTTTTGCGTATTCTTTGAACGGTACACCGAGTTTCCTAGCTAATTCCTGTTCGCTCGGCAACAGTTCAACTCTACGAGAGTTTTGATTGCGTCCAGTTCCAGTCGTGCGCGATCCAGAGACAACAGTTTGGACGGGTTTTTGGTTGTCTCCCGCGAAATTTTGCTCGTTAAATTTATGTGGCAATTCTTGCCTAATGCGAGCGTCAATTTGAGCGTAGTATTCATCAGATTCTAAGTCAATACCGCTACTTACAAGATCTTCATGTATAGCAAAAGCTACATTTGTCATGACCTTGTCTCTGCCGAACCACTCATTTTGATTTGTCCATTCAACAGCTTTGTCTGATGGCTCTTGATATGCAGGCTCCTGTTGATAAACAGGATTGTTTGCTTGCTGCTGAGCAAGCTCTTGTTGCTGAGCTTCTGCGGCAGCTTGCTGCTCAGCCCACTTTGCATAATCAACCTTGTATTGCTCAAGATCACGTTGATATTGAACAAGTGCGTTTCGATCCGCTTCAGCCTTTGCAAGCAACTGCTGAGCATCTGCCATGGCTTCTGGGTCACCAGACTCATAAGCTGACTTCAAGTGGCGCTTGGCTGCTTCAGCCTGAGTTTCAACGCGAGTAGCGAACTCATCACTGTAAGTTTCTTGAATCTTTAGATTCTGTTCAGCGCCAGCAGTTTGAGCATGTTTCATCTGAGACATGAGCGATTCGTTCTGCTCTTGCAATTGCTTAGCGTATTGAAGCGCCTGCAACTCTCTGCGCTGATAGTCTTTAGCTTGGCCTACAGCCTTATTGATACGCTCCTGAGCAGAACGAGCGCGCCTTTCAGCTTCTGTAAGCTCTGGCTCTGCATCAGTATCAGGTGAATCAAACTCTTCTCGAACAGAGTCTTCAGTCACAGGTTCGATGGATTCAGCCTCTTCTTCAGAAAATTCAATGAAAGTAGATTCTTCTTGAACTTCTTCCTGAACTCGCTTGTGTTCAGGCAAAGCGGCCTTGTTTATGTTTTCGTCATCAAGCTTTGATAAAGCTTCAGTCAATGTTTCTTCCGACATGTCATTTCACCTATGCAGACTTGATATCGTCTGGATTAAGAATGGTTCCAATCACTTCATCGTCGTTAATAATTCGCACTTCATGGTCATCCTCAAGGGAGAACCTAGCGCCTGCATAACGACCAATAAGCACCCAATCACCAACTTCACACCAAGGATCGTCGCCAAACTTCTCGTAGTCTTGATAGGCAAGTGGGCCCATCTTCATGACATAACAAACAGAAGTGGCAAGGTTTTCCTTGTCTAGTGTGGATTGAATTAACTGTATACCGCCTTCTGTCATGCCCTTTCCCTTGTAAGGAAGTACTAACAAACGGTAACCAGTTGGGTTTGGCATTCTTTCAACCAAAGACTTGTCTAGCACAGACGGGTCTAAAACCCGCTCATCTTCATTCACATATGCATCCGTAACGGACGGTTTTGATGCGATGGAATCTAATAATAGATCACTCATCGAGGGGATCTCCTTCAATATGCAACGCTTCTTTCAGTTCATCACGAAGGGTGCGAAGCATTGATAACTCACCCATCGCAAATTTGTAGTCCTCCATATCCTTGATATTACCAGAGGTTATATAATCAACATGAGACTGCTCATATTGATCTAGTTTTTTGTAGATGTAGGCCGCGAGAGATAGTGAATCCATTTATCTAACGTAGGACCCCATCGGATTTTCAAAAACATTGAAATCAACTCCAGGCGTATTGCCCGGAATGGCGCCTGGGATGTTAGAAGACATTACAGGCTGTGCATTAGGCTGCGGCGCTGGTTGATTAGCCTCAGGCCGTGGCACTGTTTCATAAATAGGATCAGGCCTTGGAATATACGTTGGGAAGAAGTCAGTTGGCATAGGTTGCGACTGAGCCATTCCTGCGTAAGGCGCTAAAGCCTGCATAGGTGCTTGCTGACCATACCCGCCAAAAACGCTACCAACTGGTGGTTCTGGTCGTTGTGGCATCACCATCATGCCAATGCCATTGCCTGCATCTACATTGGTTTCACCCGTGCCGCCTGCAAGAAATCTTGCTGCAAAGCCTGGGTCATACGACTGACCAACGATGTTGCTTGATATTAGTGAGTCAGGAGTGCCAAGGTTTGATGTTGGCGGAACATATCTGCCTTCAAACTTATCCGGCGTTTCTGTGGGAGGGGGCACAAATTCTGGTGGAGGAGAAGACTCTGTAGGAGCCGTAGTCGCAGGCGCGGTGATGTCCATCGCCCTTGATGGCTTGCTT